TCAGGCCCAGCCGAAACGGCGACACTGCACGCCGTGATCCAGCATCGGCCCAAGATTGCCGTCCAGCGCACCGCCCGCCGACCAGTTGAACAACCTTTGGCGGCCCACCAACGGGATCGGGTCAAGAACACGTCGGATGTCTTCGATCCTCCAGGCGAAACGGCCCCGGTCGAAGTTTCCTGCCGCGCGGTCCGCAGGCGTCAGATGATCGGCGACCTTCTCGGCCGGATCGCAGGCGGCGAGATAGCCGACGGCCACCACGACACCGCGCGGCATTTCCTTGGGCCAGAAGCGTCCGCTGACGGCTTCGCACAGAAGATCCGGCGCGCCGGCCAGATCGAGCGTCCTCGCGGCGTGAATGGCGATAGGCCCGCGGTATGAGGTGGCCCAGTGCCGGGTTTCGTGGCGCTTGACCCCGGCGGCCATGAGCGACGCCCACGGCTGCCAAAGAGAGATGGTCTTCATGGAGGCGCCTTCGCCAAACAGATCGGTCATGATATTTCCAGAAGTTCAGGGAAAGCACCGCGCGGCGGGTGCGAGACCAAAGGCCACGAGCCCCGCCGCGCGGTGCTGCTCTCTCAGGCGAGGCTCGTCGCTTGGGCGATTTCAGCATCTAGAAGTGCAAAGAGGGTTTCGACCTGGCTCCATCTCGCCTCCGCCGCCTCCGCCGCCGCCGCCGCCGCCCACGCCGCCCTCGCCGCCCTCGCCGCCGCCGCCGCCCTCGCCGCCTCCGCCGCCTCCGCCGCCGCCCACGCCGCCGCCGCCCACGCCGCCCTCGCCTCCGCCGCCTCCGCCGCCTCCGCCGCCGCCCTCGCCGCCGCCTCCGCCGCAGTCGACAGAGCCTTCGCGTCGCCGCTGCGGAGGGCCGAGACGACCATTCCACAGGCGTCATGCACCTGGTCCCAATAGGCGCGCCGCGGCTCCGGCTGGGATTTTTCAGCCGCGGCGACCGCCGCTTCGACGCAGTGGATCAGGAACCCGGTCCTGACACGATCCCACGCCGCCGCGTCCAGAACCTTCCATCGCGCGGACCGCTCGGCCAGGCCGATGGTGAAATCGACGACGCGGTCGGCGGCGATGCCGTCGTCAAGCCCGGGTATCAGCTCGGCCAGCCATCGCGGCATATAGTCGGCCGGACAATCGGCCGGGCTGTTGATGTCGGTCCCGAACGCCGCCAAGGCGCAGACCATATCCTTGCCTGCGGATTTGCGCCGCCAGGCGCCCTGGATGATGCGGCCGTCGCGGGCCGCCGAAATCACGCTATCCGCCACGTCGGCGGGCACCTGGTAGGTCATGGTCTTTCTCCGTTTACAAGTTTGAAGCGTCAGCCGCCGGCGGCGGCGAGAAGGGCGTCAACGTCGGGCTGGCGCGCGTGGTGGACGAGGTCGTTGGCGACGGCGAAGGCGGCCGAGGGGGCGACCTGGGCCGGAGCCTCGGCCGCCCAGCGACGGCCGAGGCGGTATTCGAGGATGACGGCCCGCGCCCAGAGCGGCCGCTGGCCCTTGCCCGCGCCCTTGAACGGCGGGGGGAAGCCCGGCTCGGTGCGCCAGTGGCGCTGAAGCCAGTCGTAGGTGACGCCCAGGACCTGGGCGACGCCGCGCAGATCGAGGACGTCGGGTGCGATCACAGCAGCCGCTCCCGGCCCGTCAGGGCGAGGATGACCGCATGGGCCAGGAGCAGCAGCCGAGCCATCAGAAGGCGGCCGAGGCGCGGTTCAGGATCGAGCGGGCCTCGGACGTGACCCGGACGCCGCCGTGCGAGCCGGCGTCGGGATCCCATTCGGCCAGCCCGGCCGACACCAACGCCTCGGCCGAGGCGGCGTCGATGTAGGGCGGGTGGGTGTTCGACGAATAGCCGTGCGCGGACTTGTAGAGGAAGCGGTTGTCGACCAGGCGCCGCGCGTCCTCGCGCCTCACCGAGACGGAACCCTTGGGGGTCGCGATAGTCAGCAGGTCTTCAGCCAGACCTGTCCGCGCCGTCAGTTCCTCGTCCGTCAGGACGGCGGACATCTTGGAGCCGGAAGCCGTGACCGTATAGGGCCTGTCTCCCCAGGCCGTCTTGGCGCGCTCGTCCAGTTGCGCGCGCACCTGTTCGGGCGTGATGTCCGCCCGCCACGGGACGCAGACGATGATCTTGGTTTCGGTCGGTTGAGCCTCGGCCGCCGCCGCCACCTGTTCGGCGTCGAAGGTGTCGCCGTGACCGTCCGGCTCGAAGTGGACTTCCCATTCGCCAAGAACGTCAGGCAGCGGGATCGACGCGCCCTCGGCCGTGACCTCTTCGCCCTCGGCGTTCCGATGTCGGCCAGGCGCGAGCATGGCGTCGGCGAAGGTTTCGACGGTGAAGGCTTCCTGATCCGTCCAGCTCTCTACGACGGCCTCGACCGAAAGATCGGAGCAACGGGCGCCGATGTCCGTCAGTTTGCCCGTTAACCGGGCGTCGTCGCGGGTCCAGCCGGCCGCGTCCCGAGCAGCGGCGTTGGCCTGGTCCACTTCGCGCTCGATGGCTTCCAGCTTTTCGGCACCGTCGCCGGGCGTGGTGCGGGCGTTGGCCAGGTCGTCGCCGGCGGCGTCGGCCATCGGGGCGGTCTGGTTGCCGGGCAGGGAGCCGCCGGGGGCGCCGTCGCCGTCGCGGTCGAGGGGGTGGGTGCGCTTGGACTTGGTGGTCACGTCGGATCTCCGATCAGTGGCGGGTGGTGGAAGGGTTGAGCGCGGCGTGGACCGCGCGGGCGAAGGCGTCGGGGGCGTCGCGGCCGTAGCGCACGACCATCCGGCCGGTGCGGCGCACGACGCAGTAGTCGGGGCTGCGCAGGGCGGCGATGAAATCGGCCGTCTCACCCTGGCGGATCACGCAGCGCCAGCCCGGCAGGCCCGCGTCGCGACAGGCGTCGGACACCTCTTCGTCGGACAGGGGGCGGCCGTGCGCCGGGCGGGCGACGACCAGGGTCACGACAGAATGACCCAGGCGGCCAGGGCCATGACCGCCAGGACGGCGACGGCGCGGACCAGGCGGATGGCGAGCGGCGGCGGCGGGCGGTGCATCCAGTCGATCACCGGCGACGGCGCGCTGTCCGGGATGCAGGGCGTGGCTTTGTGGCGCAGCGCGGCCATGACCACGGCCGGGATGGCGTTCTTGCCCTTCCCGGCGCATTCCAGCGGCAGGAGATCCATTTCATCGATCCAGACGCCCTCGACCTGAACGCCGTCGTAGGGGCCGTCCTCGTCGAACTTCGGCACATAGCAGCCGAGCGGTCCGGTCCCGTGAACCACGGCGTCGCGCCAGTCGTCCATGTCCGCCTCGGTCAGATCGATGCGGGCCGGCGGAAGCGGCGGGGCCTGGATGCCCTCGAAGTTGAAGCCGCCGGGCATCAGATCTCTCCCAGGGCGGAGAGGTAGAGGTCCAGGATGGCGTCGGCTTCCTGACGTTTGGCCTTGTCCTGTTTGCGCAGGGACACGACCTTGCGCAGGATCTTGACGTCGTAACCCTCGCCCTTGGCCTCGGCGTAAACCTCGGCGATGTCCTGGGTGATCGCGGCCTTGTCCTCTTCGAGGCGTTCGACGCGCTCGATGATGGTGCGAAGCCGGCCCTGGGCCGTGGCGTTCAGAACGTCTCCGCCGCCGTCGAATGCGCTGTCGTCGGCCATCCGGCCCTCCTCACGTGGAAAGTGTGGAAGATATGGATGGATGATTTCTCTTCCATGTCAATATCCATAGATCATGGACACTGTTTCAATATCGCCCCGCCGCCTCACAGCCTACGGTGGCGCTTATGATCTGGATCGCGATAGTGTGTTGGTTCGCAGCGCTCTTGGTGTTGGCGTATGATGCCTCCGGCAACGCGGTGGCTCGCCGAATTGGCCCGCTCTATTACGCGGCAGCGCTATCAGGATTGCCTTTTTGGAAGCTTACGATCTGTGCTGTCGCTCCTTGGATTTGCTATGCAGCGTTGGTGCTCGCTGCATACTTCGCTTTCCAGTTCTGGGGCTTGCTGGCGCTCGGCGCGGGATGGTTCGCCAGCTTCAATCTTGGTGCCGCTGTATGGATGCGAGCCGTTAGCGACGGGTCTGTCGAAATAGACGACTACCTGCCGACCAGGTGGCTGCATCTGGCTTTGGCGGTCGTCTTGGCCATCGCCGCAACAGTCTTCGCCTTACTGGCGATTTAGATCATCCCCGGCTTCCACACGCTATGCAGCGCCGCAACTGTCGCGGCTTCATAGCTGAGGCTCTGGTCGGGATTGTATTGGGACGCAAACACCCGCCCGTCTCTCTGGCCCTGATAGGTCTTGATCTTGGCCGTGCCGTCCGTGAACTCGATCAGGCAGTCCGATCCTTTGGCGGGCGGAAGGTTTAGGCGCACCGCGACTATCTCGCCCGAGAAGTAGCGGGGCTCCATGCTTTCCCCGACCAGGCGCACATAGGCCAGGTCGTCGCCGCCCCGCCAGAAGGGCGGCGGATCGAGGTAGTCAATGATATGGCTGTCGGCGTAGGCGATCCGCTCGCCCTGCCCGGCCGCCGCATAGCCATAGACCGGGATTTTCGTTGGCGTCGCCTTGCGGCGCGGGGTCTGCGGCGCTGTCTCCGTTACGCTGATCGACAGCTTTTCGCCGAAGAATTTCTCGATCTCGATGGCCTCGGCTGGCTGGACGCGGCGGACGCCCTTGATCGTTTTCGTCAGCGACGACGGATCAAGGTCTAGCGTTCGCGCCAGATCGGCTTGGCTGCGGCGCATCAAGCGCAGGCGGTCAGGTATGTCGGACAGTTCCATGCTGTGGATTGTGGAAAAGAATTCCACTCCACGTCGTTGACGAACTTGCCGAAGCACTTGAGGCATAGACGTGGAAATAACGTCCATATGGATTTTCCACAATATGGCCACGCTGAAAATCGAAACACCCGCCGGGCGCGCCATGCGTCTGCTGTCCGCAAAGAGGATCGCCTATGCCTGCGACCTGACCACGAACGCCGTCTGGAAATGGGAGACGAGCGGCGGTGGACGCATACCGTCGCGTCATCTGGCGACCGTTCTGGACCTTGCGCGACAGATGGGTGTCGATCTTCCGGCGACCGACCTGATTGAAGCGCGGGGCGCAGCATGACGTCGGTTCAACACATCGAGATCGCGCCGTCATGGCGGGGTCGAGTTGATCGTTCGGGCGGCCTGGCAGCGTGCTGGCCTTGGCGCGGCGCGCGGATGACAAACGGTTATGGTCAGACGCGCGTCAAGATGGATGGGCGCTGGCGTGGCGCGGGCGCGCATCAGGTCGCCTATTATCTCGCCACAGGGCGTTGGGAGCGAAAGGCGGAGGGTCGCCTCGTCCGGCACCGTTGCCACAATCGGGTCTGCTGCAATCCTGCACACCTCGTCGGCGGCACGGCTCAGGACAACGCCAACGACAGGGCGTTGCGCGTCGCCCGGCTTGGACTGCGGCTGCCTTTCCTGTGTCTGCCCGTCGTCGGGTGGGCGGCATGACCGGCCGCGTCGTGGACATGAACCGCGAGCGCTGGCTGGGGCTGGCGAACGCCGCGATGGCGGCCGTGGCGGACCCGACGGCGATGCGGCGCGAGCGGTTGAAGATCGCGGCCGGGCGGATGGTCAGCGCCACGCCGCCCTCCACCGCGCCGGCGGCCATGAGCCTGTGTCTGTCGTTCCGCTGGGGCTGTGTGGCGTTCGCGACCAGCCCCGGCGGGGTGGATCAGCAGCTGGCGGGCGACGCCCTGGTCAAGCTGGGGATGATGATCCGGCGTCTGTTCGGCCATGTCTCGCCGCCGAGCGAGCCGGTTTCGGCCGTCGCGCCGCCGCCGCCCGTCCAGGCCGCGCCGGACCTGCCCGAGCATCCGTGGATGCAGCGCCGCGACATCGGGGGCTGACGTCATGGCCGGGGGACTGGACACCATCGGGAACCGCGAACCGGGCCTGATGCGCGCGCTGAAGGCGGCGCGCGGGGTGCGGGCGCTGGCGCGAAAGCTGAGCATCGCGCCGCAGTCGGTGAGCGGATGGCCGCGCGTGCCCCGCGACCGGGTGTTCGAGGTGGCGCGCGTGACGGGATTGGCGCCGGTCGAAATCCGGCCGGACCTGGCGGACTGGCTGAAGGCCGAACAGGAGCGTGGGTGGATGGAGCGCGCGCGGGCCAAGTTCGCGATCCGCAACGATCTGGTCGGTCGGGCGACGGTGAAGTCGGCGCGCGACGTGGATCGCCCGGACGGGCGCACCATGGACCTGCTGGACCTGGGGCTGATCACGGCGGCCGTGCGGTTCGCGGCGGGCGAGCGCGGCCTGACGCTGGGAATGGTGATGAACGCCCCGCGCGGCGGTGCGGGCGGCGCCCCGACCCCGGCGCAGTCGGCCCGGTCCTATGCGATGTCGCTGGCCGTCGTGGTCGGCCGGGTCAACGCCGAGACGGTGGCGGGCCTGTTCGGCCTGACCCGACAGGCCGTGGACAACGCCGCCGAACGGTATCTGCGCGCCCGCGAGGGCGACGAGGACGCCGAGGACGGCAAGGTCATCGAGCGCGGCCGTGAACGGCGCGCCAAGGCGGCGGACCCGGCCCTGTGGGCGGCTGAGCGCCGGTTCATCGCACAGTTGGCGGGAGAGGCATGATGGGATGCGCGCGATGCGATGCGCTGGCCCGCGAATTGGCGGAGGCGCGCGAGGAGCTCCGGGCCTGGGAAGACTATGACCGGGACAACGGGCGGGTGGACGCCGATGAAGATCGGTTAGCGCGATGGCGCCAGGCCTATCGCGGCTTGAGCATCGGCGGCGTGCTGGCGCTGATGGCCTTGGCGGACAGGCCGGACAGGATTGTGAGCCGCGATGGCGTTCTCCGCGCTTCGCGACGCGGGTCGGTGAAGCCTGTTGAAGAGTGCCAAGCCAGACTTGCAGCTGTTCTGATCTGCAAGGCGCGCGCCAGCCTGAGGGTCCGCGCCCAGGACGGGCGGCTGCCAGATGTGTTCGGTACGCGCACCGGCGGGATCGACCTGACCTGGGGGGCAGGATGGACCCTGTCGTCGCGGAATGCGGCGGCCGTGCGCGCGCTCGCGGGCGAGGCCTGAGCCATGGCCTGCCTGCATCTGAAGAAGATCCAGCGCCAGCAGCTTGCGATCATGCGCGAGGAGCTGGCGCCGTGGGGTCTGGCGTCAGCCGTCATCATGGGCGGCAAGCATCTGATCCTTCAAGTCTGGGGGCCGGACGGCAGCGCCTATCGCCTGGTGGTGCCGGGCACGCCGCGCAGCGACGGCCAGTCGCTGGATCATGCGCGACAGAACGCCCGCCGCCTGGTGCGACGGATCAATGTGAGGGCGGGTTATTGAGCAAGGACGGCGTGACCCCGGCCGAGCTGTCCACGCGGCTGGCCGACGAGATCGAGAGCGTGTGCGCGGCCTTGGGGCTGAAGTTCCGGCGCAGCACCGGCTGGCTGCGATGCCATTCGCCCTGGACGCTGAAGAAGGCGCCCAAGCTGGACGTCGATGTCAGCCAGAAGCCGGGGCGGTGGAAATGCTGGGAGACGGGCAAGGAGGGCGACGCCCTGGGGCTGGTCGGCTGTCTGCTGACGGCCCAGCCCGACATGCGCACCCATGCCGCGCGGCTGGAGGGCATCCGCTGGGCGCGCGACCGCTATGGCCTCGCCGGCGGCGATTTCGACCGGGCGGCGTGGAAGGCCTCGGTGGAGGCGGCGAGGGTCCGCGCACAGGAGGCCAAGAAGAAGGCCGAGGCGGACGCCAAGCGCAATCGCGGCATCGCCGAGGCGGTCTGGATCAACGCCGATGCCTTGCGCCCTACATCCAGGGCGTCGGATGGGACGGTCATCCCCGGCTGCGACGGCGCGCGGTATCTGGAGGCGCGCGGGATCGACCTGGCCCAGCTGGGGCGGTTGCCGCGCGCGATCCGGTTCAGCCCGGCCGAGACGTGGAAGGATCCCAGGGGCGAGACGCCCGACCACACCGGCCCGGCCCTGGTGTCCGCCATGACGCGGGCGGACGGGACGTTCGCCTGCATCCACCGCATCTGGATCGACCCGACCCGGCCGGGCGAGAAGGCGCCGCTCGATCCACCGCGCAAGATGTGGCCGTCCAGCCATGGGGCGGCGATCCGCCTGTGGCGCGGCGACGGCGCGTTGAGCGAAGGCGATGCGGAGAAGCGCGGCAAGTCCGGGCCTCTGGTCGTCTGCGAGGGCGTCGAGGACGGCCTGTCCATCGCCCTGATGACGCCGGAATATCGGGTGCATGCGGCCGGAAGCCTGTCGGGCATGATGTCCTATGAGCCGCCGGCATGCGCCAGCGAGATCATCGTCGCGGCCGACAACGACTGGACCACGCCGACGGCGATGGGCCAGCTGGCCCGCGCCGTCGCGCGGCTGAAGGACACGGGCAAGCCGGTTCGGGTGGCGAGAAGCCCGGTCGGCAAGGACTTCAACGATCTGTTGCGGGGCTTAGAGTGAAAACCAGAGGACAGAGCGGCGGCGGCTGGGGCGGGGAGTTCGACCTCGCGCATAGCTGGGCCGAATGGGATGCCTTGCCGCGCGGCGTCAGGCGCTTGTACGCGAGCGCGCCTTACAACTACACGGCCATCGAGGCGGTGCGCGCGATGGCGCGCGGCGAAGACATGCGGGCCTTTGCCCAGCACAAGCAGGCGCGGTTCGAGCGCCACGTCATGCGCGAGAGCAAGCGTCTCTATGGCGAAGTCCAGATCGGATACGTCCGATGACGACGGATGCGCCAAAGAGCTTTCCGCCCGGCTCGCCTGAAGCGATGGCCGAGTATCGACGGGTCAAGGCCGAGATCGACGCCAAGCTGAAGGGCGGGCGTGACGCGATTTTGCATGCGCCAGAGTTTCAGGATGATTGGGGCGCGCCTCCCGGACGCACCAAAGACCGCGATGATGACGATGACGACGCCGGCGACGATGACGGCGGCGGTGGCGACGGCGCTGGCGACGACACCCCGGCCCGCCGCTATCGCAGCATCCGCTTTCAGAAGATCAATCATGAGGGCCTGCTGTATTGGGCCACGCTGGGGCCGGTCGGGGACGACTGCCCCGTCACCTGTCTGGGGCGCGACGGGAAGGTGTTCTTCTTCCTGACGCCGGGCGGTCAGCTGGTGAACTATGAAGACGGCAAGTTCGGGCAGGCGCACATTCAGGCCCTGTTCGCGGGGCCGGCCATCGACTGGCTGTTGCGGGAGTTCCCGGCGATCAGCGCCAACGGCCTGTGGACCGGGTTCAAGGCCAACTACGCCCAGATCGCCCTGTTCTCGGCCTGCAACGCCCAGGGCGTGTTCGACGCGCGCGAGAAGGTGCGCGGCCTGGGCTGCTGGAAAGGGCCGAACGGCGAACTGATCCAGCACCTGGGCGACGAGGTGTGGATCGACGGGCCGGACGGGCGGACGACGCACAAGCCCGGCATGATCGGCAAGCACGTCTATCCCGGCCGACCGCCCGTTCCCCGCCCCCTGCCGGGCGGCGCCAAGGCGGCGCGGGTCGTGTTCGATGACCTGAGAAGCTGGAACTGGGCGCGCGGAGAGCTGGACGCGCGGCTGCTGCTGGGCTGGGTCGCGTGCGCGATCATGGGTGCGGCGCTGGACTGGCGACCGATGATCTTCATGACCGGCGATGCGGGGTCCGGCAAATCGTCGGTGCAGGAGCGACTGAAGAAGCTGATGGGGCCGCGCCTGGCCTCGACGGTCGATGCGACGCCCGCCGCCCTGCGCCAGATCGTGAACCACGACGCCATCGGGGTCAGCTTCGACGAGATCGAGGCCGACATGAACAACAGCCAGGGGACCGACGTGATGAAGCTGGCCCGCGTGGCGGCGTCGGGCGGGACCACCTATCGCGGCGGCAAGGATCACAACGCCTCGGAATTCACCCTGCGCGGCTGTTTCGCCTTCTCGGCCATCGTGCCGCCGTCGATGCGGTCGCAGGACATGCAGCGCCTGGCCTTCCTTCGGCTCGGCCCGCTGAAGGCCGGGGGACGGATGGCGGAGTTCACCGACGCGGACATGGAGCGGATGGGCCAGCAGATCGCCGGGCGGATCGCCGAGGGCTGGCACCGCTGGACCGACACGCTGCGCGCCTATGAGGACGGGATGCAGCGGATCGACCACAATCAGCGCGGGGCCAAACAGTTCGGGACGCTGCTGGCGGCGGCGGACCTGCTGCTGTTCGACGACGTGCCGGCGTCGGACACGGTCGATAGCTGGGTCGCCGGTCTGGAGCGCAAGGAGCTGTATGAATACGAAAGCTCGGACCCGACCTGGCTGCGGGTGCTGCGGCACATTCTGGCGGCGCAGCCGGACATCTGGCGCACGGTCGGATCGCCGACCGTGGCCGAGGTGATCCGCGATTACATCAACAACGTCGGCGAGGACGACAAGCGCAAGGAGCAGCGCCGTCTGAACCGGGCGGGCCTGGCGCTGGTCAGGGATCGCAAGAAAGGCCATCTGTGGCTGGCCGTGCCCGCGACACACCAGCAGCTGTCGGCGATGTTCAACAACTCCGACTGGCGCGCCAACGGCGGCGAGGGCCTGTGGACCACGTCGCTGCGCGGCGGCGACAAGTGGGACGCCGAAACCGACCAGGGCGTCTATCGCGTGGACAATGTGCCCCAGCTGGGGCGGGTCAAATGCACCCTGATCCGGCTGGACGCCAAGGTGACGCTGAACGGGGTGCTGACGCCGATCTTCGACGTGGACCCGGAGAAGGAAGAGGCCCTGCCCGAAGCGGCCTAGGCCGCATCGTCGCGAAGGATCGCGGCGACCTCAGAGGCTTCGCGCGCCTTCAGCTCGTGGTCGAGCGAGGCGCGCGACAGGGCCGTCGCCAATTCGGCCCGCCAGTTCTGGTTGATGGTGTAGGGCTGACCCTGACGAGCGGCGCTGGCGATGCGGCGGATGGTGCGGTCGTTGACGTTCAGCAGGGCGGCGAGCGGGGCCTGCCACTCGCGCCCGAACAAGGCGGCGCCGGCGCGGCATACGAGATCGGGCGTCAAATCAGTCATGGGGCGTATCCATAGGGCAGGAAGGCGGGGGCGGCCAAGCCGTCCCCGCCCCTGGGGTCAGTCTTCGTCGTCGGCCGAGGCCGTGGGATTGGCCGTCAGGTAGTCGGTAGCGGACATCGCGGCGTCAGCTCGGGTCCAGTTGTAGTGTTCGTCTCCAACCTCCGCGCCGTTCGCTTGAGCGCGTTCGTCGATCAGAGCCCGTAAAGCCACGGCCTTGGCGTCCACGTCTGCGAGGCCATGCGTCTCGATCAACGCCGCCTCGATCCAGCCGAGGTATTCGGCCTCGTCAGCCGCATCGCGGTCTTCGTCCTGGTCGACGGCATCGTCGTCCGCTTCGGCCGAGACCGGTTCGGGCGCGGCGACTTCGGTGAATGTCGCCAGCAGCTGCGGACGCCAGCCGAGTTCGCGGGCGTTGTGCGCCACGATGTCGGACAGATCAGCCTTTTTCGCCCCAGCCCCCGGCGACGAGTTTCCGACGGTGGCGATGACGTCCAGCAGGGCGTCCTTAGACCCGCCGTTGATGAAGTTCCAGTCAGGGGTCCACGCCTGTTCGATGACGACGCCCGCCTTGTTGGCCATCCAGCCCAAATGGGTCCAGCGATCAGCATTGCGGCTTTCGATCTTCTCCTCGTCCGCATCCAGCGTCAGAGCGAAGCACAGGGCCATAAGCGACTGGCGCTCTTCGACCGTCAGGGCTGCTATGGCGTCGCAGAAGGCGACACGACCTTCGGGTAGGCGTTTCGACCACGCATCGACTTCCTCGCCGACCAAGTCCTGCCCCTTCACCTTGACCTCTGGCGTCTTGCCATGCCGGGTTTCGGGCAGGAGACGGCTGGGGAGGCCGTCGCGCTCTGGACGGCCCCAGCGATCCTTGCGCAGGGTCGCCCAGGCCAGCTGGGTCGCCATTGCGATCATCGCCACGTCGGGTTGGTAGACGAGCGCGACGCGGGTCGCCTCGGTCGCGACCTGGGTCATGACGTGGTGGCCCTTGTGGCCCCAGCCGTAGAGGGCGGGTTCACGCTTCGCCAGCGGGAGCGGCGCATTGACGTCCACCTTCTTTCCGAGTTTGCGATAGCCCTTCTTGACCTCGAAATCGGCGCCGTGCTGCGGGACGAGGAAGACGATGCCCTGGGCCATCTGCTCGGCCGTGAAGGGCTTGGGCTTGTTCTTCTTGCCCTCGCCTTCCGGCTTCATGACCTCATAGCCGTCCTGCCAACCCCAGCTGTATTCGGCAACGATCATCTTAGACCATCCCTCGGCCAAAAAGCCGTTCTCCATCTCGCGCAGCTTGCCTTGCGCCAGTTCATGGACGAGGTCGCCGTCCGACCATTGTTCGTCTGCCTGATGGTGCGAGAACAGGTCCTGGACGAAGGTTCCGCCCGCCGCCGCATAGGCGTCCCGGCCGATAAAGCGCGCCCACTTGTGGTTTGCGGTGACGGCGCCCTTGGTCAGGGCGCTCTTGATGTGATGGGCGTAGAACGGCTTGTCGCCGGGCTGGGCGTCCAGCAGGGCGTGTTGCTTGTCGTGGTCCGTGGTCAGAGTGAAGGCGTAGGCGACATCGAGGTCGAACCGGCCGGAGCGGAAAGCTTCCAGAACGCGCGGCGACAGGGTGCGGAAACGCAGCAGCTGGGTCACGGTTTTTGGCGAGACGGCGAAGGCGGCGGCGATCTGCTCGGCCGACATGCCCTCGTCGAACTTGGCGTTATAGGCGAGGAATTCGTCTGCCGGGTGTTGATCCTCGCGGACGAAGGTGGCCAGCGATGCGGCCGAGGCGTCCTCTTGCGACGTCACGAAGACGTCCACGGCCTCGACGATGACGGCCCCGACCCCATCGGCTTCGGCCTCGATCAGTTTCAGGGCGGTCCAGCGGCGGCCGCCGTCCCAGACGGCGGCGCGGCCGTCGGCATCGATGTAGGCTTTCAGCGGCTCCAGCAGACGCCCGAAGTGGCGGATCGATCCGGCCAGCAGGGCGATCTTGTCAGCGTCATGGGCCGTTTCGGCGCGGACGTTCTCGCCGGCGATGTAGGTCTGCGACAGGGGAAGTTTGACGACGGTGTTCAATTCGGCAGTCATGGCGGTCCTCTTTTGACCAGCGGACGCCCCGACCCAATGCCGAAGCGTAGAACCTGACGGTTCAGGAAAACCCTCTCGCCGGAGCAAAAGGGTTAACCGGAGGCGTCAGGCAGCAACGCGGAGAGCGCGGGCCTGTGCGATGATCGTCGCCGTGTCGGCATCGACGTCGATGTCCGCCAGCACCCAGCAGCCCGGGTAGGATCGCGACCAGAAGGCCAGGTCCGGGGTGAAGTCCTGGAACGCAGTGCAGACGACGCCGACCTCTCCGTCGTCGCGATCCGCCATCAGGGCAAAGCGGGTCATGCCGCCACCGCCATCGGGCGCAGAGCCTCGAACGCGGTGCGAGCGACCAGTGCGCAGATCCAGCGCGGGCAGTCGCCGAAGGATTGCAACTTGTCGGTCAGGGGGCGCTCGGTGGCGCGGGGCGTGTGTCTGACCAGTTCGATGGCGACGATGAGGCGTCGGGCGATCAGGTCGCGATCACGTTGAGGAAGGTGCGCGGTCTCGCGCTCTAGCACGGCTGCTACGGTCATCGGGTCCATCCCAGATGTGCCCCCGGCCCAATGCCAGAGACGTTGAGCGTCGGACCGACGCCCTGTCACGCCCTCTATCTAGGACAGCCCGAGCAGCGCGTCAACATTCTTCATCCCCGACCCTTGGCGCGGACGCGAACCTGAGCGATAACAGGGCGTTCGCCGCCATCTGGCGCTCTTGTCTCCGACCGTGGGTCGGGGGGTAGAGACAATGACCGGGACATCTAAGTGTCTGTTTGGTCGATGGTTTTCAGGCGTGTCCCCAATGTCTCCGATGTCTCGGTCGTTTCACATGACGCGCGCGCCTGACCGACTGCGACCGGCGTTGAGCCGTGGCGATCCATCGTATGACGACGCGACCCCGAGACATCGGAGACATTGGGGACATGTAGTGATTATCATAAACAATAGAGACACTTAGAAGTCTCCGATCCTGTCTCGATCAAGTCTCCGACCCGCCGCGTTGCGGATCGGGCGGCGGCGTCACCCTCGGATCGAATAAACAAAGAGGGTGATATGAGCGGCGGCGTGGGTGCGGCGGTAGGTGAGGCCTTGGCGGCGGGCGCGGACATGGCCGAGGTTGTCCAGGCGGGCCTATTCGAAGATCTCGACGTGCAGGACACCGGCGCGCTGGACGCGCCGTCGCCGTTGTCGGCCGCCCTGCCCTCGGTCGTTCGGCGCGGACGGCCGAAAGGATCGAAGAACCGGCGCACCGAGGCGGTCACGTCTTGGCTGCTGGGCCAGCACCGTCACCCGCTGTCCGTCATCATGGAGGCCTATTCCATGACGACGATCCAGCTGGCCGAGCGCCTGGGCCTGCAAAAGGCGACCAAGACGGTGAAGGAAAAGCGCGAGGTCGCGGGCGGCATCGTCGAGGTCGAGGTCGAGGTGAAGCTCGACTACTATTCGAACGACGTGCTGCTCGACCTGTTCAAGCTCCAGATGCGCATGGCCGAGGTCGCCACGCCCTACGTCGCGCCGAAGATCACGGCGGGCGGCGAAGGCGAGAGCGGTCCGACGCTCAACGTCAGCTTCGCGGCGATGAACTTCGGCGGAACAGGCGTCTCCGTTCCCGCGCGCGGGGTCGATGCCGGTCAGGATTTGGGCGGTGGGATGAGCGTTCGACTAGGCCAAGTCGGACGGAGGCAGTCGGACGAAGACACAACGTCCTAAATAGGCTTGATAATTTGGATAACTAGAAGTTATCTTTGACGTGTCCGCGATCTAGGACGCCCCCGGAAAACGCCTCCACCAACCCCTTATGGGCAAGCGGTCCCGCACTGATTGGCGTTGCCGGAATTCGAAGGCGGCGAACCTCCCATCGATAGCCCCAGGGTCGGGGTGACGCGCGGGAGGTTTCAGGGTGGGGGAGACGGTTTTCGATCCCAGGGTCTATGTGCCCTCCGGGCCGACGGTGCGTCGGTTCCACGAATCAACCGCCTTCACCCGACTGATGGCAGGTCCGATCGGATCCGCCAAGACCACAGCTGCATTTGTCGCCGAACCCTTCTTCACGGCGATGACGCAGAAGCTGAACAATCAGGGCGTCCGCGAAGCCAAGGTCGGCGTGCTTCGCGACACCTATCGCAATCTGTACGCCACGCTGATCCCGACCTGGCATCAGTGGGTGCCTCGCGACTTCGGCAAGTTCACCGGATCCGACGACCGGCCGGCGTCTCACGATCTGGAGTTCCATGCGCCGTTCACGGACGGCACGCCGGGCATGGGGCTGTGCAAGCTGCGCGTCGAGATGCGGGCGCTGGGGACCAACACGGTCGAGGCGGTCTGTCGCGGCTGGGAGCTGCACGGGGCCGGGGTGGACGAGGCCGACCTCGTGCCGATCGAGGCGTTCAGCTTCCTGGGCGGTCGCGTCATGCGTGGCGGGCGGACGGAGTTTCGCGTCAGCCGCGGGGTCTGGGGCACGTTCAACAAGCCCGACACGGACCACCCCCTCTACACGAAATGCGTCGAGGAGGCCGAGCATCATGTCCGCGACGACTTCGAGTTCTTCGACCAGCCCGGCGGCCTGTTGCCCGGCGGTCCGCCCTTCGTGACCAATCCGGCGGCGGAAAACCTCCAGAACCTCGATCCGCAATATTACATCCGCGCGGCGGCAGGCCAGCCGTCCTGGTATGTGCGGCGCATGATCCGCAACCTCTGGGGCGCGTCGATCTCGGGCGAGCCGGTCTTCCCGGAGGCCAATCTCGACATCCTGTTCCTGGCGGAGGAACTGGAGCCTCGACCGGGCGATCACCTGTTCCTGGGCCTCGACGGGGGCGGCACGCCGGCCTGCACAATCAAGGGCGTGACGCCGAGCGGCCGGCGGATCACCTATGCCGAAGTGGTGATCTACGACCCGAGCGACCCGCGCCGGCGCAAGCTGATGCACGGCGTCGGACCGAAGCGGTTCGCCGAGGCGATCCGCGATCTGCTGTCCACGCGGTTCGCGCGCCAGCATGTCAGCATCGGCTATGGCGACCCCGCCGCCTTCTACGGCGCCGACCGCGAGATGGGCGAGTTCTCCTTCATGGAGACCGTCAGCCAGCATCTGAACATCCCGATCCAGCCTGCGCCGTCGAACGAGTTGCAGCTGCGGTTTGATGCGACGCGGAGCCTGATGCTGTCGCTGAACCCCGTCGACGGCCTGCCGCAGAAGCTGATCAATCCGTCCTGCCGGATGCTGCGCAAGGGTTATGGCGGCGACTACAAGTGGGAAGCGCACGATCCCAAACAGCCAGGCAAGCGGCTGAAGCCCCAGAAGTCCGCCAGCTCCCACGCGGTCGAGGCGGACGGCTATGGCGACCTGGGGAGCATCGGCCGCGCCGCACTGACCTCGGGAAATAGGGCCTACGATCAGTTCAAGCCAAAATCTACCATGACCGCGCCGGCCGGCGTGCCGGGCGGCTGGGCGCAGACGTCCGGCGGTGTCTGGGCGCCCACCTCTCCCCAGCCCGCACAGGTCGGCGGGCAAGGCAGCTACAGCTCGGACTGGTCGCCGTGGGGTTGATCGTCAGCGAGGCGTCGGCGTTCGACATGCTGGAGGCGCTGACGGATGCGGGTCAGCGGGGGCGGTTCACGCGCCAACGGTTCGGGGAGATGGCGGCCCAGGTGGCGGCGGGCGTGAGCCTGACGGTGCGGGACGACGCCGGCGTGATGGTCTGCGTGATGGGGCTGTGGCCCGAGGCGGATCATGCAGAAGCCTGGCTGGCGACGGGGCCGGGGTTTCGGCCGCATCTGCGCCGGGCGCTGTCCTGCATCGCGGACGCGCTGTCGGCGGTGGCGGGGGCGGTCGGGCCGCTGGAGGTCCGCATCTATGTGCGGGCGGCGACGACATCGGGCGACTGGAGCGACCGCGTTGCGGGCGCGCGCATGGCGGCAGGATTGGGCTTCGAACGGATCGGGGAAGAGGCGACGCGCCTAGGCCCCGTCGCCGTGTTCAGTCGCATCTATCCCGGAGCAGTCAGCGATGGCCCAGCGCGTTAAGAGCTTCTTCGGAGGCCGCACCCGCGAACAGAAGTGGGCGCAGATCGACGCCGAAAAGGCCCAGGCCCTCACCGCGCGCGAAACCGAGGAGGAAAGCCAGCGGATCAAGGCCGAAAAGGCGGCCTCCGGGCGGCTGCTGCGCGGGGCCGGACGTCGGATGCTGACCTTCCAGGGCGCCAACACCCTCGCCGCCACGATGGGCGGCTGAACGCATGGCCGGCTGGAGCGTCAGCAAGATCCTCGCCCGCGAGCAGGCGGCGCTGCGAAAGCGCAGCGAGGTCAAGCATTACATCGACCGGGCCATGCAGTTCGCCATGCCCTGGCGCGTCGAGCATGGGCGCGGGCGCACGGCGTTCGAACAGTTGTTCGACAGCTCCGGTCCGACCGGCGTCCACCGTTTCGGGTCGCGGCTGCAACGCGATCTGACCCCGCCCTTCTCGCGCTGGACCAAGCTGGAAGGCGGACCGCTGATCCCGGAGGATCAGGTGGAGGCGGTCAACCGCCGGCTGGAGCTGGCGACGACGGTCGTTCATGCCGCGCTGGACGCCTCCGGTTTCGCCAAGGCCAGCCACGAAGCCTATTCCGACCTGTCCATCGGGACGGGCGCCTTGCTGGCGCAGGAAGGCGACGACAACGAGCTGATCCGCTGGAATGCCGTGCCGCCCTGGGCCCTCGCCATTGAGGAGGGCGCGTCGGGCCGTGTCGATAACGTCTATTGGCGTCGCAAATATCCGGCCGATCAGCTGGCGGTGTTGTGGCCCAAGGCGACGGCCTGGCCCGAACGAGTGCGCAAACTGATCGCCGAGGGCAAGACGGAAGAGGTCGAGATCGTCCAGGCCAGCTATTTCGACCTGTCCATCGGTCGCTGGCGGTTCGACGTGATCTGCGTCGAGGGCGGCAAGGACGCCTCGGCCAAGATCCTCGAGACGGAGAACCGCACCAATCCCTGGATCGTCTTCCGCTGGTGGACGACGCCCGGAAATCCGTGGGGGCTGGGTCCGCTGATGCTGACCCTGCCGGACATCATGACCGCCAACAAGGTCGTAGAGATGGTGCTGAAGGCGGCGGCCTATGCCCTGGCGCCGCCGTTGATGGTGGCGCATGACGGCGTCGTGAACCCCGATACGCTGCGGGTCGCGCCGCACGCCCTGATCCGCGTGGCGAGGACCGGCGGGCCGCTGGGGTCGTCGATCCAGCCGCTGGCGATGAACGGCAGCGTGGACCTGGCGCAGCTGTCCCTGTCGGACATGCGGCAGAACATCGCCCAGAACCTGATGGCGCGGCAGTTGCCGCCCGAAAGCGCCTCAGTGCGCTCGCCGACCGAGATCGTCGAACGGATGCGGGAATTCGCCTTCGATACCGGATCGGCGTTCGGGCGCATGAATCACGAATATATCCCGGCCGTGATCAGCCGCGTGCTGGACGTGCTGGACAAGAAGAAGGTTCCGGGCATCGACTTCGACGAACTGCGGATCGACCACCTGATCCTGAAGGTGCGCGTCACCTCGCCGCTGGCCCAGCAGCAGAACCTGGAAGACGTCGAGCGCGGCACCCGGTTCATGGAGCTGGTCAAGGCCATCGGCGGCGACGAGCTGCTGACCGCGACCGTCAATGTCGAGGACATCGCCAAGTTCGCGCCGTTAATGGGGGCGCCGGCCTGGTTGCCCCGCGCCAAAGAAGATCGCGACAAGCTGTTGAACGCGGTCGGCGACGCCGCCGCCGAAGGTCAGGCGCCGCCGATGATCCAGACCCAGGGCGCGCCCCCTGAAATGCCGAACCTCGCCGCATGAGCCCGCTCGTACTCGCCACCCTTGCGTGGGTCCGGTCGCAGATCGTGGAACCCGACGACGCTGTCGGCGACGACTATCGGGCGGACGCCGCCCTGGTTCACCGCGTCTTCACGGGGCCGGACGGCCCGGCGCTGATCGAGCTGCTGGCCAAGACGACGGTCCTGCGCCCGGCCTTGAACCCGGCGCTGCATGGGTCCGCCAGCCATGACTACGCCCAACGTCGTGCCGGGGAGAACGGCGTCTTCGCCGCCCTGATCCACCTGCATGACACCCACGTCAAACTCACCGAAAGGACCGACCATGACCGACGCCATCGAACAGACCGACCCGTCCCTGTCTTCGGATGGGGCGAACCCGACGCCCGAACAGGCGGCGGCCACGACCGCCCAGCAGGATCCGACACAGGCTTCGACCGAGCAGGCGAAATCGCCTTCCGAGGCTGAGAAGACGCCGGAACAGATCGCCGAGGTGGCGAAGGCCGAGGCCGAGGCGGCCCGCGCCGTCGTTCACGCGGAGGCTTCGGCCTATGGCGTCAACATCGACGACGACGCCAAGGCGGCGCTGGGCCTGTCGGAGGCTGACGATCCGATCATCAAGGGCCTGACGGAAATCGCCGCCAAGAGCGGCATGACCCAGGGCGCCGTCGACGACTTCCTGAAAACGGCGGCCGAGATGGCCAAGGCCGGACTGTTCGACACGGGGTTCGATCCGGCCGTCGAAATGGCGGCCCTGGGCGAGAACGCGGCCGGACGGCGCCGCGAGGTCGAAATCTTCGCCGATGCGCTGAAGGCGCGCGGCGAGGGTTTCGACGACGGGATGCATCAGGAGCTGATGAGCCTGTCGCCCACCGCCAACGGCGTGAAGTTGGTCGAGTTCTTCCGCAAACTGGCGGGACCGGCCGGGGAGATCGTGGCGCCGGACAAAGGCGGCCCGACGGCCAAGGATGAGGCCCTGGCGAAATGGCGCGAGCAGCGTGTCGATCCTCGATATGAGACCGACAAGGACTTCAGAAGGGCGACCGAAAAGCTGTTTGCGGACGCGCATCGCTGACCGCGTTGCGGGATCGGACGCGGCCGTAGCGTCGGCAGGGTCAACCTGCCGGCGCTTCAGTCGGCCCCTATGGAGCGCCTGCCATGTCCTTCAATATCGACGCCGCATTCATTCCGAAGTTCAAGGAAGAATTCATCATCCGCGCCCAGCAGACCAAGCGGATGCTGGACGGCCTGTCCGAGGAGGGCGGCACCTTCATCGGCAACGAGGTCCACTTCCCGCGCTTCGGTCAAGCCGAGACCACCAAGTCGAGCCGACTGCAAGAGCTGGCGATGAACGGCGTGCCGATCGACTGGGTGAAGATCGCCGCCGAGCCCGAGTTCGTCACCTTCGGCATCTGGGATCCCGACAAGACCAAGATGACGATCCCGATGGCCGGCGCTTTCGCCCAGGCCGCCGTCAAGGCGGTGAACCGCGCCAAGGATCGCCAGCACATCGAATGTCTGGCCGACGTGGCGAACAACGGCGTCAGGAACACCAAGGGCGATATCGAGACGATCACGACCCTTGGCTCCTACACGACCGAAATCGATCTGGAGCAGGTCGCGAACGCCATCGTCGAACTGGGGACCAACGAGATGTTTGAGGGCGAGAAGGTCTCGATCATCACGCCGTTCAAGATCAACGTGCAGCAGCAACTCGATCCGATCCTGCACAAGATGGACGTCAAGACCAATCGCGTGTGGGACCGCATCGACTGGCGCACCTATGAACGCCTGCCGGGCAACGGCCCCGCCGGTCAAGGCTGGGCGTCGGCCGGTGCGACCGGCGTCGATGTCTTCATCCACGCCAAGTCGGCGGTGATGCACGCCACCAACGACGACGACGTCGAGATCAACGAACGGATGGGGTCGCGCCTCGGCGACCTGATCGGCCGCTGGTTCCAGACCGCCTCGGGCGTCACCCAACCCAAGGGCGTCATCCGCATCAAGGGCAAGCTGGACTTCGCCCTGCACCGCGTGGCGACGCCGACCAAGACGGTCGCCTAAGCCCTCTCCCCGTCTCGGCCCGTGTCCTGGATGCAGGACACGGGCCGTCATTCTAGGATCGCGCCGTGAGCCAGACCGACCTCGACATCTGCAACCTGGCCATCGACCGGGTGTCCGGAGACCGCATCGACAGTTTCGGCGAAGATAGCCCGCTGGGCGTCTTTTGCGCCGACCACTATCCGCACACCCGCGACGTGCTGATGGGGAAATACCGCTGGACCTTCCTGAACATGGTGCGGCCGCTGGCGCGCCTGGCCTTGCAGCCGGGCGACACCGGCGTCATGGCTTGCAAGTTCGCCGCCCCGGCCGATCTGATCGGCGCAGTTCACGCCTTTCGCGACGCCGCCGATCCCCAGGCCGCCCGGCTGACGCCCTATGTGCTGCTGGTGGACGGCTTCTATTGGGCCGACGACGCGCCCCTGTTCGCCGAATATACGGCCGCCAAGCCGGTGACGGCCTGGCCGACCTGGTTCAAGGAACTGCTGGTGACGGCCTTCGCGGCCAAGCTGGCTGATCATTGCCAGAACGGCGTCCTGGCCCGCCGCCTGGAACAGACAGCCTGGGGCCTGCCCGGCGAGAACGGCGAGGGCGGCCTCTACGCCCAGGCCCGAAACGAGGACAGCCGACAGGCGCCGCAGCGGACCTTGAACAGCGTCGGCGGCGTCGATGCCGGGCCTTTGGTGGGCGTCCGCTACGGCGGCGGCTTCTCGGCCTTCGACCGGTTCGGCATTGGGTACGGCTGATGGGCGAGGTTCACCGGCAGTCCAACTTCACCGGCGGTGAGATCGGACCCCGCTTTCTGGGGCGGCGCGACCTGAAGGCCTACGCCTCGTCGCTGGCCCTGTGCGAGAACATGCTGCCGCTGCCCCAGGGCCCCATCGTCCGGAGGCCGGGTCTGGCGCATCTGGACATGATCCGCAATCGCCTGGAAGCCGTACCGATCACAGCAGCCATGCTGTCGGCGCCCAATGGCGGAGACGTGGCCGCCCTGGTCGCGGGAACCGGAATGGTCACGACCTCGGTCATCGGCGCGGCCGATCCGCACGTCCTGCTGGAGATCGACTTCGGCGCGCCCGCGATGGTCGGCATGATCGACCTGGTCGATTTCGCGCTCGTCGAGGCCGGAACCGGCGGGGGCGATCCCGGCGACCTGCCCGATCCGACGCCTCCGCAATATCCGTGGAAACCCAGCCGTCCAGAGTATCAAATCCCATGACCTTGCCTGCGACAGCTGCAAAGGCGGTGGCCTTGCAATATCAGGCGGCGGACGGCGGCTGGGTCACTGTGGCCGAATGCGATGTCGGCGCCATCCTGCGCACCCGACGTCTCGCCAGTCCGCCGGGGCAAGCGATCACGGCGCGGCGCTGGCGGGTGATCAAGAAGACCGCCGAGGATCTGGCGGGGGTTTTCCGATTGAGTGGCCTGAGGGCGTTTCGGGAAACCGCGACGCTCTCCGCCCACAAGCGCTGGACCTTCGACTTCGACGCCGGTGAGCAGCGTTACGGCCTGATCGCTACCGACGGCAATGTCGAAGTGTATCGACGCGGCGTTCGCGTGGCCTCCATCCCGTCGCCGTACAGTCATGAGACGACGACGCAGGTCCGCCGCACCCAGTCCCGCGACACCCTGATCGGTTTTCATGTCGATGTCGCGCCCTATCGGTTCGCGCGACAGGGTGGTCACACGGAATGGGACAGCCGTGTCCAGCCTCTGAAGAACGTCCCGATCTTCGACTATACCGGCCAGCGCGCCGGCGGGGTGAACGAGGTCCAGACGCTGACCTTCGTCGACTACGAAGGCGGCGACACCTTCAACATCACGCTGGAAGGCGAAACCACGTCCAGCATCGCCTACAGCGCGTCGGGCGCCACGCTCGCGGCTTCGGTCGCGGCGGCGTTGCAGAGCCTGTCGAACGTGGGCGCCGGCGGCGTCAGCGTCGCCGCGCCCTCGGGGGCCACGCTGCATGTGACCTTCATCGGCGCGAACCGGGCCGACGATCTGGGCGAGATGGCCCCGACCACCCTGCAATCGGAGAAGGGGCGGGTTCGGGTCGCCACCCTGGTTCAGGGCAAGGCCGGCGGGGAGCCGGTCATCAGCGACGCCAGGGGCTGGCCCGCCGTCGGGGTCTTCTTCGGATCGCGGCTCTGGATGGGCGGGCTGAAGTCGCGGACCCAGACCCTGTTGTCGTCGCGGCTGGGCTTCTTCTTCGACTTCCAGACCACGGGTGCGGCGACGGCCGACAAGGGCATAGACGTCGATCTGGACACCGACGAAAGCACCGACATCATGGCGCTGTTCCCCGGTCGCCACCTTCAGGTGTTCAGCCAGTCGCAGGAGTTCTTCTGCCCGGCCATCCCCATCGTGCCGCCCGCGCCCTTTCCGCCCTCGTCGAAGGCGGGGCTGGAGCCCGGCACGCCGATCCTCGAAATGGACAGCAACGCCGTCTTCGTCCAAGCCGGAGGCCAGACGATCTCGCGCACGCTCTACAGCGCGGCCGACGAGGAAAAGTATATCGTCGATCCACTGTCGTCCTTCGCCTCGCACCTGATGGCCGGCGATAACGGAAAGATCGTCGCCGGGGGGATGCGGCGTCATCGCAGCACCGACCTGCCGAACCTCGGCCTGTTCATCCGTGCGGATGGCGGCGGGGTCGCCATGACCGCCCTGTTGTCTCAGGAGGTCCTGGGGTTCGCGCCCTGGACCACGGACGGGGCTTTCACGGAGGCGGGCGGCGAGATGGCCGGCGACCTGTATGTCTGCACCCGCCGCCAGTCGGGCGGGGTCGAAAGCCATCGACTGGAGCGCCTTGACGAAGGGCGGATGCTGGACGCCTCGGTGCTGGTCGAGGGGCCGTGCGCCGTCGTGACCGGACTGCAGCATCTGGAGGGGCGAACCGTCGTGGCCTATGTCGATGGCGGGGACGCCGGCGACGTCGTGGTTTCCGGCGCAAAGGCGGTCCTCCCCTATCCTGCCCTGCGTAGCGCAGAGGTCGGTCTGCTGTTCACGCCGCGCGGCTGCACCTTGCCGATCGTGCTTGAGCGCGACCCGCGCGCGGCGCCGTCGATGCACGCCCGCACCGGCGAGATCGCCTTCCGACTGGGGCCGACCGCCAATCTTCATGCCGGGATGGCGGGCAAGCGGCTCTGGCCCGTCCCCCTGAAACGCAGGGGCGGCCACGGCCGACAGGGCGCGTTGCTGGACCATGGCCCCGGCGAAGATGCGTTCGAGGGTTGGACGCGGCTTTATCCGGTTCCCGGCTTCCAAGACGACGCCCAGATCGCCTGGGAGCAGCGTCGTCCGGGGCCGTTGGAGATCCGCGAGGTGGTCGGAGACGTCCAATCCTGAAGAGACAGGAGACGGCGATGCAGGCGGTGATGGCGTTCACCAGGAAGACGGCGGCCCAGGCGGCGGCCAGCTTCACCACCACGAAGGGCGGGCAAGCGACGCCCGGCGGCGGCCTGAGCGGCAAGACGCTGGGCGGGATGAGCCGGGGTGTGTCCATCCTGTCGTCGCTGAGCGAATACGCCGGGGCGCGCCAGCAGGCGGCGGGGCTGGATCAGCAGGGCCGCGACGAGGCGATGGCCGGCCGTCAGGAATACATCCAGGCGGCGCAGCGGGTGAACGCCATCGATGCGGAATACAACGCCCTGGTCGGCGAGCAGCTGGCGGCGACATCGGCGATGGGGATCGACCTGTCGTCGGGTTCGGTCGTGGCGGCGCGGAATGCGGCCGGCGCCGATGCGGATCGGGAACGCCGCCTGATCCGCAACGGAGCGGACACGAACGCCAAATTGAGACGGGTGCGTGAACTGGCCTTCCGTCAGGGCGCCAAGAACCAGAGGTTCGGCTCGACGGTCAAGCTGGGCCTCGACATCGCCTCGGCGTTCGTCTGATGGCGCGCTCGACCTTTCCCGCCGGCGACTTCGGTCGCGGCGTCAGCCAAGGCCTGGTCGGCGGCGCGGTCGGCGCGCCCGGCGCTGGCGGCGCGGCGGCCATAGCCGAGGCGGCCCAGGGGTTCGGCCAGCGCGTGCGCAAGATGGCGGAAACGGCCTGGACCCGCGAAGGCGAGGCCGATGCGGCCCGGATGATCGGGCTGGAAAAGGATTTCGGCGTCACCGCCGCCCTACGTCCAGGACAGGGGGTGGATGACCAGGCCTATAACGCCGCGCTCCGGGGCCAGCATCTGGCGGATCGCCAGGCCGCCTATGTCGAGGAACTGGGCAAGATCGAGATCGCCAATCCCGACAGCGAGGTCGCGTTCGGTCGCGCGCACGAGGGCATGGTCGCGGCCTTCGCGCCGACGGGCGACGCCGAAACCGATCTGGCCTTCGGTCGCTTCCGCACGCTTCAGGACGTGCAGGCCCTGGGGCGGGTGCGCGGCGCGCAGGAGGAGAAGCGCCAGCAGACGGTTCGCGGCGCCTATCTGTCCACCTCGGCGACGGCCGGCACGGCGCTGGGTCAGGCTATCGCCTCCGCCGGGTTCGACACCGCAGGGGCGCAGCTGGTCGGGCAGTCGCTGACGCAGTTCGCGCAAGGGTTGGCGCAATACGGCCCGCGCGAAGCCTTCAGCGTCGGCGGCGTGGACTTCCCGGCCGATCCGACCCGCGCCGGCGTCGTCTCGGTCGAGAAGCTGGCGAGCGATTTCAACGCGGCGCAGGCCCAGGCGCGCATGGCCTGGCTTTCGGCGGCGATGGATCGGGCGCCGACGGCGGCGGCCAAGGCCGCCTTCCTCGGTCAGGTCCAAGAACGCTGGCAGAGCGGCGACGCCATGTTCGCCGGACTGGACGCCCAGGACTTCGGCCAGTTGACGAACCGGCTGGACGCCGAGGTGTCGCGGGCGCGGACCGGCGAGAGCGCGGCGCAGACCCAGATGGCCGAGCGGACCCGCCAGCTGCTGAAGGCCGGGGAATATGGCGACGATGTCGATCCGGGCGAGTTGCGGGCCGCCGCCGCCGCCTCTGGCGATCCGGGCCTGATCGCGCAGGTGGATTTCGCGCTGCAGAACGGGTTCGAGGCGACGCCCGCCAGTCTGCGTGCGGCGGCGACGGCCAGCGGCGTCGCCAGCATAGGCGACACCGCCGACTTCATTATCGACGTGCTGGAGGGGTCAGGCTTTATCGCTGACGACAATGGCCGCGGCCGGTCCCAATACGGGATCACCGAGAAGAGCCATCCTGCGGAGTGGGCGGGTCGGACGCAGATGGATCGGGGTGTCGCCCGCGGCGTGATCCAACGCGACTACGTGCAGCCCTTCGCCCATCTGTCGCCAGCGATGCGAACCGTTGCGAGTGCTGCCGCGACCGTTGGCGGGGTGCAGACGGCGCAGCGCCTGCTGGCGCAGGCCGGAGATGATCCCGAGCGTTTCCTGCAACTCGAAGAAGCGCGATTCCGTCGTTTAGCCTCCGAGAACCCAGATAGATATGGGCGATTTCTGCCGGGCTGGTTGAGGCGGCAAGGTCAGGTGCGTGGCTACCTGCAACAGCAAAGCGCGCGGGTTCGAGCGCTAGAAGGCTTTTCCAGCGACCCTATCGGGTTCGCGCGTGGAAACGGCCGCCGAGCCGCGCTGGCGCCCATCGCCGAATACGATCCGAACGCGGTGTTCAACGGCGACGTAGCCGGTTGGGGCGACTGGCTGCGATCACGCCGTGCGACGGGTCAGCAGTTGGCGCGCGAATGGAAAGGCATCCCGCCCGCGATCCTCAGCGACGATGAAGAAGCTTTTTACAAGGCGCGGTTCCAGTCCGATCCGGCGTCGATCATGACCTTCACGACGGCCGCCGCCCAGGCGCTGGGCGAGGACGGGGCGCGCGAACTGCTGGGGCAGCTGGGGCGCAATCCGGGGCAGGCCTCGGCCGATCTGCACATGGCGTCACTGGCTCTGGACGCCGGGGCGCGCAGCTTCGCGGCCCTGGCGACCGAAGGGCGGCGGCTGATGGCCGAGGGCGCGCCTGCGCCCAGGTTCGAGACGGGCGAAGGTCTGGAGGACGCGCAGCGCGGCGTGGCCGGCGCCTATCGCACCATGCCCGATCTGGCGGGGCCGGTGCTGGCGACGGCGCGGGCGGCGGCGGCGGCGGATGCGGCGCGCGGTCAGCAGCGGCCGGCGGATCACTATGTGCAGAGCGCGCTGGGGCGGAACCCTTACAACGGCAAATTCTATGGCGGCGCGGTCGATGTGAACGGGGCGCAGACCCTGTTGCCGTCGTGGGTGCGCCAGGACGCCATGGACGAGGTGCTGACGTGGGTGTCGCGCGCGGCCGTGGCAGGCAACTGGGGGCCGGTGTTCGACAACGGCCAGCCGATCCCGGTCAGCGGCCTGGCGCGGATGCAGCTGCAGGCCCAGCCGGACGGCCAATATCGGCTGATCAATCCGCGCACCGGGCGGCCCGTGCCGAACCGCCAGGGGCGGCCGTGGGAGTTCGACATCGACACCGACGAGCGTCACGCGGCCCTGCGCCGCGTCATGCCCGACCTGATCCGGCCGCGCCGATGAGCATTCGTTTTCGCAGCGTGCGGCGCGACCAGCCGCGCCAGACCGACGACGTCGCCCCGGCCATCGCCGCCCCGGTTCCGTTCTGGGACACGGTGAACCGCAACATGATCGATGCGGGCCAGACCCGGCGCGCGGGCGCGCGGGAGGAAAGCTACAACGCCCTGATGTGGGACCGGCACCGCGAGGCCGAGCGCCTGCTGGGGCGGCGTCTGCCGTTGTCGGACACGCTGAACGGCGAACCGACGGCGGATCGCGACGGGCTGAAGCGGTTCATGGACCGGGTGATCCCCGTCGACGACTGGAACGCCCGCATCCTGGGGCGGCCCGGTTCCTTGCGGGACGACGCCTATGAGGCCGAGATCGACCGGCTGAGGCGCGAGAACCCCGGCGTTCTGGACGCCCTGCCGACCGAGGCGATGGTGCGCCAGTCGCTGGACCAGGCGCTGACCGGCATTCGACGCCGCGCCGACGACGCCTCGACCGGCTGGACCGGCGGGGCGGCGTCCTTCGTGGGACAGACGGCCGGGGCGATGCTGAGCGATCCGGCCCAGCTGGGGGTCGCGGTCGCGACCGGCGGCTGGGGCGCCGGCAAGTCCCTGCTGATCCGGATGGCGGCGCAGGCGGGCGCCGGCGCAGGGGCCGCCGCCCTGGATGTAGGGCAGAGGATCGAGGACGCCCAGTATGGCGGCCCCGCCTATACGCCCGGCGAGGCCGTGCTGGACATCGGCTTCGGCGCGGCGGGCGGCGCAGGCTTCGAAGCCCTGGCGGCCGGCGGCGGCGCCGCGCTGAGAGCCGCGCGGGCGCGCCTGGTGCGGGCGGGCAACTCCGAGGCGCGCGGCGTGGGCGAGGCGCTGGATCGGCTGCTGGACGACGAGGCGGCCATCGGGACCGCCGACGACTTCGACGCGGCCCGAGAGGCGCTGGCGACGGGCGGTCCCCTGCCCCGCGTCCAGCCGGAGCAAGGGCTGGACGATCTGTTCGGATCGACCGGAACGGACAGGGTGTCAGGGCCTGTCAGGCATTCGCAACCCAAATCAGGCGATCCGGGGGTGTCAGGCGGTGTCAGGCCATCGCAACCTGAATTGCAGGCCGCCGACTATCGGGGCCGGACCATCTATGCGGGCCGGTTCGATCCGATGACGGTCGAGGCGGACGCCGCCCGGTTCCAATACAAGGCCGAGGGCGACGCCGACGGGGTGACGAACCGGCTGAAGGGCGTCGAGCGCTGGGACGCCACGGCGTCGGGCAAGGCGATCCTGTTCGAGGATCTGGACGGGCGGATGATCGTCGCGGACGGCCACCAGCGCCGGGGCCTGGCGCGCCGGCTGGCGGAACAGGGGTGGGAAGACGCCCAGCTGGACGGCTATCTGTTCCGGGCGCGCGACGGCTGGACCGACCGCGAGGTGCGCGTGGTCGCGGCGCTGAAGAACATCCGCGAAGGGTCCGGCGCGATCATGGACGCGGCCAAGCTGTTCCGCGAGGCGCCCGGCGCGATGCGGGATCGCAGCCTGCCGATCACCGGCGAGTTCATCCACCAGGCGCGCCAGCTGGCCAGCCTGTCCGACGAGGGGTTTCGCGCCGTCGTCAACAAGGTGATCCCCGAACGCTACGCCGCCGTGATCGGCGAACAGGCGGCGGACCGGCCCGAACTGCACGGCGATCTGGTCGAGCTGATCCGGCGCGGCGAGCCGAGGTCGGCCGAGGGCGCGCGGGCGCTGGTGCAGGAAGGGCTGCTGGACGACTTCATCAAGTCCGAGGGGCGGCAGATGGATCTGTTCGGCGGCCTGCCGCGCGAAAGCACGGTGATCGCGCGCGGCCGCATCCGCGAGGCGGTCATGGGCGCGCTGCGTCGGGACGAGAAGCTGAACGCCGCGCTGGTGCGCAATGCGGAGGCCATCGAGGCCGGCGGCAACATCCTGGCGCGGTCGGACAACGAGCGGCGGCTGGCGGTGGACCGGGCGGCGTCCGAGCTGGTGTCGCGGCTGGCGCTACGCTCCGGCGAGATGGGCGAAGCCTTCGCCGAGGCGGCCGCCGCCGTGACCAAGGGCGAGACGACGCCGGCAGATGCGGCAAAGGGGCTGACGGCGCGCATCCGCGCGGCCGTGGCGGCGGGCGAGGCCCTGGACGCGGTGCGGGCCGAGATGATCGACCCCGCGCCGCCGTCGGCCCAGGCGCTGGAGGCGGCCGGATTGTTCGATGAACCGGCGGGCGTCGGGCAGAAATCCCAGATCGCGCCGAAGCCGGAAGACGCCGCTTTGGAAATGGCAGGCTCTCCAACCGCCCAGGAATTGGTTGTCTATCATGGCTCGCCGACGAGGGGGCTCACTCGCTTGGAGCCCAGCGCCCAACCGGGGTTCGATTACGACCCCGTCGTTTCCGTGACAACCGACCGCAAACTGGCGGAGCAATACGCAACTGTTGATGGCGAGGTTTACGAGGGGCGGGTCTCGACTGTCGGTCTCGGGGACTTCCGCAACGAGGACCACATCAATCAGGTGATCGCGTTCTATGAGCGAACCGAAGGCGCGCTGAGCGATATGGACCTAGAGGCCGTCCGACACGGCGCGTGGAGGCTTTGGGAAAACCCGAAGCTTTGGGACGAGCAAGGTTGGCGCGGCTCCTTTGTCAGAGAACAGCCAGGACGGCCGGACGCGGACTATCTCAATATCTCGTTCCGGTCAGCCGATGACGTGCAGCTTGGCGCCGACCCGCCGAAAACTGCGATCCACCCAGCATTCGAAGATAAGCCGCCGCCCGGCCTGTTCGACGATCTGGATGAACCGCCGCGCGCCCAGCAGGCGGCCGATGTGTTGCGGCGCTGTGCGCCTGGTCAAGGATGATGACGATGGATATGTTTGAATACGTTAGCGCCGTAGGGCGTGTGATCGTTTGGTCGAGCGCGGCTTTCATCGCGGTTTCGTTCGCGTGGGCGTGGGCCTGCGTTCTGCCCCACTACGCAGCAGAGATTTTCTCCCGAGCGCTGGCGGCTCGATACGGGGCGAAGGCCCGCGCGCTGCGGGCATCGGCGGCTCGATACAGGGCGACGGCCCGCGCGCTGCGGGCGAAAATCGATTGGCTGAAGTCGGAGCCTGACTGATGGCCGAGTTTCGGGGCTGTATCGTCGAGGCTCTGGCCAAGGGCGAGATCGACAAGGAGACGGCGGACCTGGCCAGCGCGGCCTATGAGGACGCCTATTCGGTCGCGTCGGAGACGCTGGGGCCGGTGGACGCCGACCGGGCGGCGGGCGAGGCCGCCATGCGCAAGCTGGAGGCCGAGGCCATCGAGGCGCGGCGTCGTCGCCAGTTGTCGGTGCGGACGCGGCGCGCGGCGCTGGAGACGATTGCGGGGCTGAAGGAGCGGCGCGGCTATAGCGGCGTCGTCGTCCTGGGCGGCGGCGACGGATCGGGCAAGCCGCCGAAGGGCGGCTGGGTCCAGGGCGGGACGCCGCCGGAGAAGGGCAAGCCCTATTCCAAGGGGGCGGTCGCGGCCATGGCGCTGAAGCGGCTGGTGGAGAACCGGCCGGGCCTGTCGGGCGCGCCGGGCGCCAGCGTCGAGGGACGATACCGGGCGGTGCGTGGCAAGTTCGACGCGATGATGGCGGACCTGATCGAGAAGTTCGAAACCAAAACGGGCTTCGATGCGCCCGGCCGCGCCCACATGGACAATGTGGTGCGCGAGGCGTTCGGCGAGGACACCGGCGACAAGGCGGCCAAGGCCCTGGCCCAAGCGTGGGACGGCACGGCCGAGACGGCGCGGCATATGTTCAACGCCGCCGGCGGGGCCATCGGCAAGCTGGACGGCTGGGGCCTGCCGCAGATGCACGATCCGGTCGCGGTGCGGCGGGTGGGCAGGGATCAGTGGGTCGCGGCGATCACGCCCCTGCTGGACCGGGCCAAGATGATCGACAGCGTGACCAAACAACCGTTCACCGACAAGCGGTTGGCGGCGGTTCTCGGCGAGGTGTGGGAGACCATCGCCAGCGGCGGGGCCAACAAGGGCGGCCCCGGCGAGCGGATCGGCAAAGGGGCGTTGGCGACGCAGCGCGCCGAGCAGCGGTTCCTGGCCTTTCGGTCGGCCGACGACTGGATGACCTATCAGCGCCAGTTCGGCGAGGGCGATCCGTTCCAGGCGATGATGGGCCACCTGGACGATATGGCGCGCGACGTGGCCCAGATGCAGATCTTGGGGCCGAACCCGCGTCACCAGTTCGAATGGCTGGCGGCCTTCGCGCGGCGCGAGGGCGCCCTGGAAGAGATGAACGGCGTCGTGGGCGCCCGCGACCGCGCCGAGGGCATGGTCCTGGAGGCCGAGCGGATGATGGCTCATTTCAACGGCGATCTGAGCATGCCGGTTAACACCACCCTGTCGAACGTGGGGGGCGGCGTGCGCGCCGTGTTGACCGCGTCCATGTTGGGAAGCGCGGTTTTGGGCGAGATCAGCTCGGGCGTTACTTTCGGCCGGATGGCGCGCAGGTTCACCGGCCTCTCGCGCAACGGCGACATGGGCGAGCTGATGCGTCTGCTGGCGGACCCGGCCGAGCGGGCCATCGCGCGGCGGACCGGCTTCATCATCGAACAGGCCACGGACGGTTTCGTGCGGGGGAGCCACGACAATCTGCGTCTGATGACCGTGGGGGCCAAGGCGGAAGGCAAGCTGAACGCCTTCTCGCGAAGGTTGCCTGCGGCGGTGATCCGCCTGCAGGGGCTGACCGGCCTGGTGGCGGCGCGCAAACGGTCGTTCCGGTTCGAGCTGATGGGCGCGCTGCACGACGCCAAGGTCAAGAGCTTGGCGGATCTGGCGCGCGGCGACGTGAAGGAACAGGCGCTAGCGCGCTGGATGGACGCGCAGGGCTTCACCGAGGCGGACTGGACCATCATGCGCGCGGCGCCGGTGTTCGAGCCGCGCACGGGCGCGACCTTCCTGAAGCCCGACGACATCGCCCACCCCGAGTTGGCGCTGCGGCTGTCAGAGGCGATTGACATGGAAACCCGCCTGGTGTCGCCAGAGACGACGCTGGAGACGCGGGCCATGTGGATCACCGCGCGACCGGGCAGTTTCTGGGGCGAGTTGCAGCGGTCCACGTCGATGTTCAAGGGGTTCACCGCCACACTGACCAGCCTGTACGCCCAGGAGATGGCGCTCCAGGCGCGGGCGCAGGGGGGCAACGCCTTCATGAACCTGGCGGGCATGGCGGCCGGGGCCGTGGCCTTCATGACCGTGGGCGGGGCGATCAACATCCAGCTGCGTGAGATGGCCAAGGGGAACGACCCCCGGCCGATGGACGATCCCAAATTCTGGGGCGCGGCCCTGGCGCAGGGCGGCGGCCTGGGGATGGCGGGCGACTTCTTCTATGCCGCCCAAGCGCGAAACGGAAAGACGGCGCCGGTGGCCGCGTTCGGCCCGGTCGGTCAGCTGGCCAGCGACGCCTGGGGCCTGACCGGCGGCAATGCGCTGGAGATCGCGGGGGCGATGACGGGCAAGCCCGGCGAGCCGGGCAAGCCGCTGGACGAGGCCGTGGCGGATGCGCACATCGGCCGCGAGGGCGCGCGGTTCGTCTCGAACTACAATCCCCTGTCCAGCCTGTGGTGGAGCCGCGCCGCCTTCAGCCGTCTGGTCGCCGACAATCTGCAGCGCGCCGTGGACCCCGAAGCCGAGGACGCCTTTCGTCGCCGGGCGCGGCGGATGGAGAAGGAAACCGGCCAGGGCCAATTCTGGCCGCAGGGATCGAACTTCCCCGAACGCGCGCCGGATCTGGCGAACATGGGCGGGCGCCCGGAGTAGCGCCGAACCGCGTTGCAGGTCTCGGCGCCGCCGCACAGTCGGATCATGGCCGCATTGCCCGAAAACGACCGGATCGCCGGTCCCTTCATCGCCGCCGCCGGTCAGACCGACTTCCCGGCGGACTTTCCTCTGATCGATGCAGCCGGACTGCGTATCCGGTGCGAGCGCGGCGAGGCGTCAACGATCCTTTCGGCGCCCGATGTTGCGCCCGTCGATGTCAACGGGGAAGCCTTCACGGCGCGTCTGACGGCGGCCGCTCAAGCCGGTGATCGCGTCTGGGTCTATTCTCGCCTGCCAGCGTCGCGTCTGCGGGCGCACACCCCGAATGGGGCTGTCCGGACCCCGACGCTGGAAGGCGACGCCGAAGAGTTTCAGGGGCAGTTGCAGGAGATCCGGCGCGATCTGGATCGATCAGTCGCCGCGCCGGTGGGCGAGGCCGGGTTCGAGTTGCCGCGCGTCCAGCGCCGCGCCGGAAGCGTGCTGGCCTTCGACGCGGCCGGCCATCCAGATCTTTCCCGCAGCCTGGAAAGCTTCGACGCCGACATCGCCGGGGCCGCAGCGGCGGCGAGCCTCGCCGAGATGGTTCATGTCGCTGTTCAGTCAGCCTTGACGCAGATCCTCGACCTGGCGAGCGCGTCTCCCACGGCGCCCAGCATTCTGAACAAGCTGGACAAGAGCCACAACCTGGCCGATCTGGCGGATGTGCTGAAGGCGCGAGAGAACCTTCAGATTGCGGATTTTCAAACCCGCACGGCGGCGCAAGCCGGCCGCGTCCCGGCCCCCCAAACCTATTTGCGCACGGCGGGCTTTTCGACCGCCGGAGATCGGGGCGGCGCGCTCTATACGCGCGCCGCCTCGGGGCAGCTTCAGACGGCGGATGGGCAATGGTGGGAGATCGCCGAAGCGGCCGTCACGCCCGAAATGTTCGGTGCAAAGGGCGACGGCGTGACGGACGACACCGCTGCAATCAATGCGGCGATTGCGCACCCTCGTGTTCGCAAGGTCGTTCTTCAGGATAAGGATTACAAGGTTGCAACAGTAAACATCAGTCGAACGATTGTAGTCCGAGGGATCAGTAAGTGGGGGTCGAGGCTTGTCGGCTCGACAACGAACTCCGCAACCGTACTGATCACTGTGGCGCCTGTCGAACTGAGCAACTTCACAGTCGATAGGTCTGCCGTTCCTGCGGATGGGGGCGTTGGCATCCAGACGCTGAACGGGGGTTTCGGGGTCATCAAGGATGTGATCACTCAAAATCACTATGACGGCATCCTTCTCCTCTCGACGGCCAACTCTGAGCTTTCGAATGTCATATCCCAGTTCAACTATCGTCACGGGATCCGGGGCGAAGTCACATCGACTGGGGCCGAGCCTGCGCTTCAGTGGAAGATGACCAACGTCATCAGCCAAATGAACAACGGCTATGGCTATCAACTCTATGCGTTCGGTTCGACCAACCTTCAGACCGGACCTGTCGCCATCAACTGCGGCGCGTTCAGAAACGGTCTGGGCGGGTGGCGGTTGGCTGGCGAAGCCGGGACGGCCTGGAACGACATCAATATGTATCACTGCTATTCGTCGTTCGATAACGGGCATGGGTTCGACTGGGCGAACTGCGGCGCAAACAACCAGATGTTCGACACGTTCTGCGAGTGGAACGGCATGGTGCCGGGCGGTCGTAACTTCGATAATATCCCGGCGACCCAAAATGCCTGTGGCGTCATCATTCAGGGTACGTCTCCAGCCGGCAGCAACCTGTTGATGTCGGGCTTGATCATCCAGAATAGCGCACTCGACGGGGTGTTTGTCGCCCCGACCGCCACCCTTAGGGTTCTTCAGGTTATGGGTGCAAACCTGAAGGACAACGGTCAGGCAGGTGTCGCCTACCGCAAGGCCGGCTTTGCCAGCGCCTCGACCACGACCAACATCTATATTTCCAATATCGTCAGCCGTCGTGAGGGCTACACCACCCAGGAATACGGGATTTCGACGGAGTCCCCGACTGTGGCGGCGAAGGTGTTCGTTTGGGGTGGTGACTTCAGAAACAACCTGACACCATCCCAGAACCCGGCGTCGTCTTATGGGGCCTGGATGGCGGTTCCGGCATCCTGGTAGGTTTCGTTTTAGGCCTGCTCGCGAAGCGCGTTGCCGGGTCCAGTTGCAGCGCAATCTAAGCGGCATGAACCGTATTGAAGCGCTGCGCTGATGCACTGGAAACCCGCCCTGATCGAGCTTCTGGACGGCCTGCGTCACTGGCTGGAGCCGTTCATTCCCGGCGCCGTGGGCGCGGCCATCGGGCAGATGTGGGAACCCGGTCTGGGCTGGCGCGACCGCCTGGCGCAATGGACGGTCGGCGTGACCTTCGCCGCCTTCCTGGTCCCGGCCGCCGGCCATGTGTTCCACTGGCCCCTGCCCCTGATCAACGCCGTCGGCTTCGTCGTCGGGACGCTGGCCTTCAAGGCCTACAAACCCCTGCGCGAGGCCTTCATCGCCGGTGCGGCGGGTGGGCTGAAGGCGGCCTTTTCCAATCTCGGCAGCTGGGTTCCGCGTCGCGGCGCCGCGCCGGTTCCCCCGAACACTGAAGGAGAAGGCTGACATGGCGTTCAACCTGTCAAAGGCCAGCCGCGCGCGTCTGGTCGGCGTGCATCCCGAGCTGATCGCCATCGTCGAACGGGCGATCCAGCTGACGCCGGTGGACTTCAAGATCACCGAGGGTCTGCGCAGCGTCACGCGCCAAAAGGAGCTGTTCGCCGCCAAGGCGACGCAGACGATGAACAGCCGCCACCTGACCGGCCACGCCGTGGACGTCGTCGCCCTGGTCGGCGGTTCGGTGCGCTGGGACTGGCCGCTCTATGGCCGGATCGCCGCCGCCTTCAAGCAAGCCGCCCTCGAACGGGGATCGCCCATCGTGTGGGGCGGCGACTGGAAGACGCTGAAGGACGGCCCGCACTTCGAACTGGACCGGAAAAGGTTTCCCTGATCGCCGCCGACTGGCGGGATGCGAGCCGGGCGCTCTCCCGGCACAGTCTGAGGAATACGACATGGACGACACTCTCAAGGTCTCCGACGCCGAAGCCGCCAAGGTCGCGGTCGCACCACGCGTTACACTCGATGATCTGGAAGGCTCCATCGCAAGCGAACACTACATCCGCGCCAACGAGGCCGTGACCACGTCGCAAGGCGATGCGCATGGCGATACGACGGAGGACGCCCTGGCGTGCCTGACGCTCTGCGTCTTGGTCACTAAGTCCGGGTTCACGGTCACAGGTGAAAGCGCCCGCGCCTCGCCAGCAAACTTCAACGCCGAGCTTGGCCGGAAGTTTGCGCGCGGACAGGCGATCCGCAAGCTGTGGGCGTTCGAAGGCTTCGCTCTGCGTAAGCGCTTGGCCGAGGCCGCCTAATAATGGCCGCCGCTCTCGCCCTGTTCCACACCTATCGCAAGTTCCTGACCCTGCTGGTGGTGCTGGCGGGGGCGGCGTCGCTCTATTTCTGGATGGAGAAAGCCAAGGATGATCGCGACCTGCTGCTGACCCAGGCGCGCGAGATCTGCGCCACGGCCGGCGAGCCGTTCCAGCCTGAAGGCTCGAAACAAAAGGACTGGGGCAAGCGGTGCAACGGCCGCGTCGCCGCCCTGGTCGAGTTCCGAGACAAGGCCCAAGTCGGATCGATCGACGCCATGCTGGCTGACATCGAGCGCCGCGAAGGCAAGCAAGCGGCGGATGCGGCCCTGGCGGCCGTCTATGCCAAACGGGCGACCGACGCCCTCACCCGAATGGAGGCGGCCGATGCGGCAGTCAAAGATGATCGTGTTGGCGGCGACTGGGCTGCTGCTGTCAACGACCTTGCCGGCCTGCGCTAGGCCGCCCGCCGTCGCGCCGCCGCCCGAGGTCGTGGTGCGCACGGTGCGCGAGACGCCGCCGGCCGAGCTGCTGCGCTGTCCCGCCGCCGTGCCCGGCCTGCCGACCGACGGCGCGGCCTCGATCCCCTCTGACTGGCGGGCCGGCATCCGCCGCCTGGCGAAAAGCCGCGGCGACCTGTTCGACCAGGTCAGCCGCCTGATCCAGTTCCATACCGGCGAGGCGTGTCCGGCGGGTTGA